CGCACCTTGCTGTGAAAAACAAGCGCACATTCCCTGCCCGCTGTGGCAAATACGTCAACCCAATAACGCTTGGTAGCGAAAGCGAACAGCGTGGGTGTACCCAGCAATGAAACGACACGGAAACCTTTGGGAAAAAATAACAAGCCTTGAAAATATCAAGGCAGCGCATGTTGCCGCGCGGAAAGGCAAGTCTTATTACACTGAAGTGCAAATGGTAAACAAAGATCTGGAACAATATGCAAAAGAAATTCAATTGTCATTACTGAATAAAACTTTTACGACTAGTCCTTATGTTGTTAGTATGCGTTCTGACGGAAGAAAAATTCGCACAATTCACAAATTACCATATTATCCAGACAGAATTGTGCAACACGCCTTATTAAATGTAGTTGGCCCAATCTTTACAAGGTGTTTTATAAGAGACAGTTTTCAATCTATTGTTGGCCGTGGAACATACGATGCCATGAAAAGAGTGAAAAAAATCATCAGTGAAAAAAAGCCTAAGTACGCATTAAAGATTGACATAGAAAAGTATTACCCATCAGTGAACAATGACAAGTTAAAAAATGAGGTTCGGCAGAAAATTAAATGTGAAGACACGTTATGGTTGATAGACAACATTATTGATAGTGCTAAGGGCTTGCCGATTGGAAATTACACATCGCAACATCTAGGAAATTTGTATTTAAATAAATTTGATTGGTGGATAAAACAACAAATAAAGCCTGCCGGATATTTTCGTTATTGCGATGACATCGTCGTCATGAATAATAGTAGATATGAATTGGTTCAGCTTTGTAAAAAAATGATTTCTAGATTAGAAACTCTTAAGTTAAAAACCAAGCCAAATTGGAGTATTTATAATTTGCTGCATCAAGGTTTAAATTTTGTTGGCTATATATTTTTTCAAGGCAAAACAAAATTGCGCCCGAGCATAGCAAAGCAATTTAAACAAACGTGCAAAGAAATTAAAACTTTTAGCGACAGAAATAGAAGCAGAATTATGTCATACAAGGGATGGTGCAGGCCTGTTAACGCTAAACTTTTGTGGAGAAACAATATTAAAAAGTTGTTTCATTTGTTTCCAAAACAATTGAGGTATGGAATATGAAAACGTATAGTAATACGCAGCTTCCAACATATCAGATTTCTGGTCAAGAGTTGCGTATCCATTGGGATGCTCAAGAAGTCGCTGCACCTAGCATCGGTGAGCCACGAATGCAGTGGGAGCAAAACGAAGCAGTATGCGAAGTTAATGATACTTATGACCAGTTAGTTGCTAAAATTATTAACAGCGTATATGACTATAACGCAGAGTTTGCGGCAATCAACGATGGCGGTGAGAAATACGCCGTGTATCAGGCATTTAGATTGCAAGCCAAAACATTGGCTCGCGGATGGGTGAATAGGGGGCAAACATGAAAGAAGTCCGAGAGCTAAAAACAGGCGCAAGAAAATGAGCGAACTCAAGCAGATTCCTGAAGTCGAAGCGCGTTTGACAACGCACGAGCAGGTCTGCGCGGAGCGGTACAAAGGTATCCAAGAGTCGTTCAAGCGCGTAGACGAGCGATTTCAAGATGGGAACAACAAGTTCCGCCGACTTGAATACATCATGTACGCAGTAATGGCGGCAGTCCTCCTCGGCCCAGGCGCTGCCGCAACTTTCTTCAAGAAACTTGTTGGCTTATGAGCGAATTGTTTTCCGGTGGATTGCTTGGTTCAATTTTTGGCGGTGTTTTTCGATTGTTGCCGGAGGTGCTCAAGTGGCTTGATCGAAAAAACGAGCGGGATCATGAGCTCGCCATGTTTAGCCGCCAATGCGAGCTTGAGGCTCAACGCGGCGTCCAAAAGCTCGCAGAGATCGGCGCGCAGCGCGAGGCGGCAATTGATACCGGCATCACCGCAGCGTTCCAGGCAGCGATCAACCAGCAGGCTGAGATGGTCAAATCGGCGGGCGGCTGGGCCGCGTCGTTGTCAGCCAGCGTGCGTCCGGTGGTGACTTACTGGATTTTAGGAATCTGGTCTTTCGTTCACGTCTGGTTTGCCTACAACGCTTGGGCGTCAGGAGCTGCGCCCGAGATGGTCTTTGCAACCATGATGACCGCTGACATGAGCGCGCTGGTCAGTGGAACGCTCAACTACTGGTTTCTGGACCGAACTCTAGCCAAGCGCGGCCTATGAACCTAGAGCTCGCTGCAGAGCTCTGTCGGCGCTTTGAGGGGTTCTCGGCCAAACCTTACCTGTGTCCGGCTGGCGTGCCCACGATCGGCTACGGCAGCACCTACTACGCCGATAAGCGCAAGGTTCAGCTCACCGATCTTCCGATAAGCGAGCCCGCAGCGCGGCAGCTGCTGATGCTTGAGCTCATGCACACCTACGCGCCAGGCGTCATCCGGCAGTGCCCAATCCTGCTGACGCTGGCGCTGCAGGCCAACGACTGGGGCAAGTTCAACGCGATTGTGGACTTCGCCTACAACCTGGGGCTGGGCCAGCTGCAGACCAGCACTTTGCGGCGCAAGATCAATGCGCAGGATTGGGAAGGCGTGAAAGAACAGCTCAGGCGTTGGGTGCGCGGCGGGGGCCAAGTGCTGCCTGGTCTAGTACGCCGGCGCCATGCGGAGTGCTTGCTTATAAGCCGCTAATTTGTGGCAAAACTGTGCCGTCACTTGTGGCAAAATCAGATAAATTTGGCGTAAGCCTGCACCTGACTATGCAACAAAGTGACGACAAATCAATCATTTAACATTCTTTGATAACGATTGTGATGACTGTTGCCTTTTGACGTAAGTCGTTGATGTCAAAAGCAAAACTCATCAAAATCCGTGTGTTGTGACGCCTATGTGCCGTAAAACGTTGTTTTCGCACAACAATCGGATTTCTGCGTTATCATTTTCGGTTCCGTTCGGTGGTCGTAGCTCAGTCGGTAGAGCTCTGGATTGTGATTCCAGCGGTCGTGGGTTCGAGCCCCATCGACCACCCCATTTGACCGACCAAGCGCTCCTGAGCGTGGATCAGATGACCCTCTGACAAGTGCACGTAGCGGTCCAGCATCGCAGGCGTGCGCCAGCCACCAAGCTCTTGCAGCGTCTTCTTATCGGTCCCCGCCATCGCGTGCCAGCTCGCAAACGAGTGCCGGATGTCGTGAAAGCGCAAGTGCTCAGGAAGCCCTGCGCGACCCAGCACCGCGCGCCAGGTGCGCGTGCCAATGCGCGGCGTGCCGCCAAAAACGAGCGTGGCGTCTTTAGGTGCTTTTTCTTTCAACGACTGCAGCAGCCCACGCGCATCGGCGTTGAGCGGCACGACGATGTTTTGCGCATTCTTGGCCTGGTCAGCGTAGATCCAGCACACCGAGCGCTGAAGGTCCACCTGGTCCCAGCGCAGCCCAAAGATGTTTGAGCGCCGCAGCCCGGTCATGAAGGCCAGCGCGCAAGGGGCCTTGTAGTGCGGCGGCATGTGCTCGAGCAGAATGCGCGCCTGCTCGGGCGTGAAGTAGGCCACGCGCCGCTTGGGCTCAGCAAACGCTTTGAGCGCCGGCGCCTTGTCGATCCACTCCCACTCGCGCTCGGCTGCGCGCAAGATCGAGCGCAGCAAAGCGATGTAGCGGTTCTTGGTGGCTGAGCTCGCCGGCTGGTTGTAGCAGGTGCGAAAGTTTTCGGTCTTTGAAATCACGAACTGCCGCGTGATGTCGGTCAAGAGCATCGAGCGGCAGTGCTTTAACCAAAACTTGATGCGCTGCGCATCGTCGCTGATCGAGCGCTTGTGCGCTTTTTCGCGCAGCCAGCGCAGCGCCGCCTCTTCAAATGTGCGCTTGGGCTTTTCGCCAAGTCTTGACTGACGCCAAAGATCAGCCTTTAGCTGGTCATGCAATTCTTGGGCCGCTTTGCGGTCGTTAGTTCCAGCAGTTCGTCTAATTCTTTGGTCACCGACCGAGATGTCGATCCAAAAGACTTTGCCACGTTTGTAGATTCCCATCGTTCAGGTTCCTTGTTCAGGTTTAGGGTTGCACGTTTGACTTCGTTCAGATCAACACGCCAGCCACCGATGCGGTAAGCCGGGATTGACCCGGCCCGTATCCTACGGTACAGAGTGTGGTAGCTGACCCCAAGTTCTTCTGCTGCCTGTTCAATTGTGCGTAGATGATCAGGTTGAGATTGTCGCAACATCACGCGCACCTGTCAAACAAGGTTTTTAGGTACAACTGCCAACCAATACGCCAGCAGCGCTGCCTCGGCCCGGCCGTCGTCCTTGACGCGCTTGAACTCGCCGGCCTGGGCTGGCCACAGCTGCGACGCCTTCAACCTGGCCCCATCCTTGCCAGGATTGAGCTTGAGCGCCTTTTTCCAGGTCGCCGGTGTCACCGTACTGGTCGGTATCCAAAGGCCCGCCAGGACGCCCAGAACGAGCCCGTAGGCCTGCCCAAAGGCAAACATGGACGTCACCCCCTGGCCAGGCATGGCGCCGACCTGCTCGACCACCGCGACCGTGTCGGCCAGGTTGTACAGGCGCAGCTCGCTCGCCAACAGCTCAGGCGCGACACGCTTTTTGTTCTTGTTGCCAACGCTGATCTCCACCACCGGCATGTCAAAGACCTGCACCAGCTTGCCGTCCTCGAGGATGGCCACGGCGCCGGCGGCGCCTGGATCGATCCCAATCACAAAGCTCATGTCACAGCCTCCACCAGGTTGCTAAACGCGCTGCTGTAGTCCCGCCAGATGCGACCCGTCTTGATGTCCGACACCGTGCTCTTGCTGATGCCGTATTGCGCACCAATCGCCTGATACGAGCCTTCTGCGTTACGAATCTCGCTAACCAGCTCAAGCGTCAGCTTGGCGCGCTTGCGGCGCGCGGCTGCGATCTTGCGAGCGATCAGCACCCGGCCGCCGGCGCAGTTTTCAAAGGCACGTTTTGCGACAATTTGTCGCGTCAGCACTTGCACGTGAGCAGGATTAACGCACCGCCAGTTGCGGCACTTTGCGACAGCAAACTTGTTTGAGCTCTTCGACAACAATCCCAAGTCCAGCGCTATCGCGCGCCTGACCGCAATCTGCCGGCCGTTCAACTTCAGCATCGGCGTCTTGCTGCGCGGCCCTTCGCAATAGCCAGTCCACTCCCAACAATCGCCCACCTCTTCACAGCGATTGCGCACCCGCTCGATTAGCGCGCTCACAGCACGTTCCAGCCAATCTGCAGCAAGGACCACATGACGCGTGCGGCGACACCCATAAAGACAACCGCTAGCACCCAAATCAGCGCCAAAAGGGCAACGCAGGCCGCGGCTTTCATGACACTAGCTGCTCAAAGTTGCGCAGACTCTCAGCGATCTTTGAGCGCTGCGCCCGCTCGCGTTTGGTGGGCGCTTTGCTGATTTTTTCTAGGTCCTCAGGCGTGTCCCACTTCATCTGATCTATGCCGCCCGATATGACTTTGGCGCCATGAAAAGCCTCTTTCGTGTCGGCCGCCACCTGCAACAAAGACTCTGGGCAGTGGTGCAGCTCAACGGACGTAAAAGCCTGACCGTAGCCCTCCTGCGGTTGCTGACCATTGACAAACACCTGCCCAGTCTGCCGGTGCTTGTAGGCAATCCACGAAGGACCACCGTCAATTGCCTCGGCATAGGGTGTCAGGGCAGGAATCAACAGGTGATCGCTGCAGCCTTTGCGTTGCGTGCTGTCGTCCAATTTTTTGCTGTGCTGGTCGCAATGCCATGCGGCGTTCGCAACAGGGCTCGCGTGGCAGCACGTTCTGCAGTTCGGCTCGGCCGCTACTCCGCCGTGGCAGACGTCAAAATGTGTGCACGCTTTGCACAGCCAATAAGTGGGGTCGTCCTTGATTCGTGGCGGAGGCGTAGTCATTTCGATTAGCCCTTGTGCGAAATCTATCAATTCTTCAAACCGCTCGCGATCGAAGTGCACCCATTCAACGTAGACGTCGTCCGTGTCTTTGTTGACCGCCATGTAAAGTGCTCGGTCGAGCTCCATCAAGCCCATGTAGACCTGCATTTGCGCATAGTGCTGCGGCTTGCTGCGTTCTACTTTGTTGCTTAGCAAGTCGGCAAAGGACTTTGACGAGTGAGTCTTAAACTCGACCACCGCGGGCGTCTTTGGCGCCTCTGGCAGGCCTTTGGCGACACCGTCTAAGCTGCCGCCAAAGTGGCCGCTGCAGGCGCTCACGCTCCACTGCTTACCTGTTTCCGGGTTGGTGTCCCAGACCTGGGCGCCGATACCGCGGAGCTCCTCAAGCAGCCTGGCCTCCTCGCGCTTGCCGGTGTCGAACATGCGCAGCACGCGGCCGGGGAACTTGGGGGTCATGGCCCAGCGCCAGGTCATCCAGATGTATCGACTGCACGGGTGGCCGATGATGCTGGCCCCCATGTGCGGCCGGTGCTCCTGGGGCTTGCTTTCGTACCAGCGCACGATGGCGTGCGCGGTCGTGTGCTGAGACTCAGGTATGGCCGCCATGACTAGCCCCAGGGGCGCTGAGACTTCGCCGGTGCCGCGACTGCGGCAGGCTTGGCCGCAACTGCGGGAACTGGCGCCGGTGCTGCGCCCTCGGCCGGCTTGTAGTCCCAGACCACGTTGCGCGTGGCGTCCTTCTTGTCGATGCCGAGCGTTGCAATAAACGCCCGATCGTGCAGCTCCTCGGAGTCCTGGATCTCATCCAGGCCCACGGCCATGCACAGGCGCGCCAGCTGCTCCTGCGCGATCTTGACGGTCTGCTGGCTGCGGTTGTCCAGGTTCAAGCGCTCCCAGTGCCGGCGGCCGCTGAACGAGCCCCCGATGATCTGCATCTCGAGCTCGAGGTAGTGACCGTTGCCGGCCTTGGTGGGCTTGGTGTCCGACCTGGTGACGATCATTTCGTAGTCACCCTCGGGCAGCGCGTTGTAGCTGTTGCGCGGTTGAAGTTCCACGGCGGATGCTTTGAAGTTCAGTGATGCCATTTCAGTTTCCTTGTTTGTGGCTAGATGAAAGAGCCTGCGCAAACGCGTCCCAGGACAGGGGCATGTTCTTAAGGCCGAAACGATTGCCGCCCATGTGCGCCGGGTGCGGCTCGACGTGCAAAACGCGCTGCCCGGTGGACCGCGCCTTCACTTCCTTGTTGCCGTAGCCGACGTCCGACTCGACTGTCGTAACCTTGTAGTTGGCCCAGCCAATGACGTCGGCCCACTCCATGACCAGCGCAGCGGCGCGGTCGTGGAGCTTGAGCACGTACTGGTCGTACCCGTCGTGCAACGGCGACTCAAACCGTTTGATCTTGTCGTGCGCGATCAGGATGACCGCCATACTGCGCTGCTGGCGCAAGGCCTCGAGGCCCTGTAGCAGCGTGCGCCACTCTTCTGCCGCGGCGATGTAGCCCTTGCCGTAGCCTGGCGACTCGATCGTTGCCCACTTGTTGGCCTCGCAGACGTGCGCGTGCACCAGGGGCTCGAGCCAGTCAAGACTGTCAACAAACACGGTCTGAAAGTCGTGCTTGGTCTTGAGCAGCGTTGTGATCGCTTGGTAGACGTCGGTGAGGGTCTGCGCAAGCGGAAAAGCCTGCGCATCGACCGCGTCGGCGCCGTCCTCAGTGAGGATGCCAACAGCACCTGGCGCGCTGGCCGCAAAGGTCGTCTTGCCAATCTTGCCTGGCCCGGCGATGACGATTTTGGGCGCGCGCAGGCGCCTAGTTTTGCTAATCGATTGCAGATCAAAGGCCACGTCAGTCTCCTTTCATCTCAATCGAAACACCGGTCTTGGCAGGCTTTGTCGTAATTGCAGGCGCAATCCTTGCCCACATCGTGGGCGACGTGCACCGGATAGTTTTAAGCCGCGTTTCATCCGCCTCGAGCTTCGTGCGAATCGGTCGGACGTCTTCCGGCCAATCCAGCGTGAGCGTCTGCAGCAGATCAAGGTCGCACTTGTACGACCACTTACCAGTGGTGCGGATCTTGTGGCCGATCGGCGTCAACACCGTCGTCGTCCCTTCATCTTTGGCCGGGTAAAGCGCCAAGATCTTTTCTTCCAACTTTATGCGGTCGTCGCGCGCCTGTTCTTCCCGGCGCTTGGCAAGCTGCCACTCCAGCGCCAATACATCGAGGATGTCCATGTCGTGGTTTCCTTTTCGGGTTGTGTTTTTCGCAACACTTAGTGCGTAAGGTTCAGTTTTATCGCCCAGCTACGCGGCCATAGCGGGTAAAGCTCTTGGCGCGCTTTGAGCTCGCGCAGCTCGCGTGTGCTCTTTGTGGTCCCATCTTGCGCGACCCAAAGATGCGACTTCTTGTAGTGCGGCACGTACCAGGTCTTGCCAAGCGTAAAGATCGGCTGCATGACGCGATCGGCCGGCTTGTCACCGGCGGTCAATATGGCCATCAAGGTAGGGTTTTTGTCCATCAAAGCATTCTCCAAGTAAGAACGGCAAAGACAAGTCCGAAGAGCGCGCCTCCGGCAATTAGTGTGAAGTTGCTGGACCTCATGCTGCAGCCCCTTGGCACGTCCGGTGGTAGCGAGAGGCTGCCGCATACGCTGGGCTGAACTGCGTGCTGATGTACAGCACTGGCCCGTCGGCGTGAGTGACGTAGTAGAGGTTTCGCCCGGCGTGCCACACACGAAACAACCCGCTACTTGCTTTGAGCTTCCACGTTTTTCGATCGTCGTTCATGTTCCTGTTCCTCATTCAAGTCACAGCTACGCTGCAGATGAGGATTGAACATGATGATGCGAAAGACTCATCAAATGCTCGACAAGCGCTAAGGGTTATTGCGTCCATCAAACCGGTTTGATCCAAACAACTCGGCTAGCCCAGACGACGCGCACATCAGACCGAAGCAGGTCGGCGCCTGTGCCGTTGATCAGATTGAACATCCCACCGCGATAGCCTGGTTTCAGCGTTGCTAGCAGCTGTTCGCCGGTCTCAAGCGCAACGACGCAAAACTGATGCAGGTGCGCCCGCGGGTCGTCTTCGTTGGCCATCACAAAGTAGAGCCACCCATCCAAGATGTCCCCCGGCGATTGACGACGCATAGCGTAGGTGCCGTGCGGGCAATCAGCCGGGCCCACCACCGTATCGTGCGTCCGCGATGGGTACAGCGTGATGACGTTGGCTTTGTTGATGTAGCCAATGACCTTTACACGCACTACGTCGTCGTTGACCGGCACCCCCGCCTGGCGCAACACCTCGGTCATGTTGACGTTCAAAATTGTGGAAATCTGATGCGCTTCGTCGTTCGACATCGTTCTCAGGCCGCGCATCATGAGACTGACCGCCGCAGGGTCCAGGTTTATCAGCTTGGCAAGTCCCCGCTGCGACAGCCTGCGCGCCTTCATTTGCTCGCGGAACCATTCAGTGTTCATGTTCGCGCTCTCTGTTCAATCCGCTTTCAGATGGTGGAATGGTGTTATATCATCATTGTTGAGTAGATCGCAACTCATTGGAGATTTAGGGATGGCTATTCCTACAGTACACACGCTAGGGCCGGCTTACCACGTCATCGAGCGCCTGGGCGGCAAGAGCGCTGTGTCAGAAGAACTGGGAATCAGTCGCAGCGCGCTGTCGCGCTGGTGTTCACCGCATCCACAGGGCACTGGCGGCCTCATTCCACAGCGCTATTGGCCCAGGTTGATCGCGATGGCGCGCACAAAACGCGTGCGCGTTACTGTTCAGGAGCTGTCTTCGGTCGAGGTGTGAAGTGGTCATCGGAGTACAAGCGATGACCAATAGCGACTTTCTCTCCGAGATCTATGGGTCCCTCAAATTGGGTACCCACGGTTGGGTATGCAGTTTCCGCGAGTCGCCCGAGGGTGCGCCATCGTCTGTATGGATGGGCCGCGCGTATAAGGGTTTGCCCGCGCAAGCCGGCTTTATCGATCGCGCAGAACACGACAACACCTACTACTGCACCTCGGTCCTTCGCGCGACCGATGACGGTGAGATTTGTCGGCGCAAGGAAGGCTTTGTTCGCCTCGCAGCGCTGGTGCTCGACGACGTCCAGCTCGGCGATGTCACCAACCTTTCCTACGCCATCCAGACCTCGCCTGGCAAGCACCAGGTAGGCATCCTGCTCGACGCCGGCGACCCCGACTGCCACAACCGCGACCTGGTCGACAAAGTAATGCGCGCGCTGGCCGCCCGCGGCCGCAGCAACGACGGCAGCGGCAACGCTTGTGTGCGGTACGTGCGCTTGCCAGTTGGCAGCAACACCAAGCCGCGCGCCGCTGGCACCTGGCGCGTACAGCTCGAGCTTTGGAACCCCAACGTGCGCTGGTCTTTGGACGACGCGTGTCACGCAATAGGCATCGATCTCGACGCGGTGCGCGCCGTGGAGACAGCGCCGTCAGGCAGTACCGTTTGTACCAAAGGCACACACGCAGGCGAAATGATCGTCGGGCTCACGGCGCCGCTTGAGCAGCGCGCGTATCACGACAACATCACCAGGCTGGCTGCAAGCCTGGTCAGCGGTGGCATGTACGCCGGTGCGGCCGTTGAGTTTCTTTACTCATTGATGGACCAGGTCAAGCCTGACGTGCGCCAGGTCGATGAGTTGCGCCGGTGGGAGGCACGGCGCGAGGAGATCCCGCGGGCGGTGCGCAGCGCTGAGAAGTTCGCCCCTGATAACCGCAAGCCGCCACAAATCACGGTCAACCTGCAGCTCGCCGATCAGAGACCAGAGGCTAAGCCAGGCGACCTGCAGCCGCTGGATTGGTCGGCGCTGGCCAACAGCGAGCCCGAGCCTACCAGCTGGCGCCTCGATGGCTGGCTGCCCGAGGGCACGGTCACGCTGCTGAGCGCTAACGGTGGCGTCGGCAAGTCCAACCTGTCGCTGCAGCTGGGCGTCGCGCTGGTGACCGGGCATTCGTTCATGGGCGTCGCGACCGCGAGCAGCAAGGTGCTAATGCTAAGTGGCGAGGATGAGGCGCGAACGGTGCACTTCCGCGTCGCCAACATCTGCCAGGACCAAGGCGTGCCGATGCACACGCTGGCTGATCGTTTGATCGTGTTTGACCTTACCCAGGACGATTGCGTGCTGTGGCGTGATGGCCACGCAACCGACCGGATGCAGTGGCTGGCCGACACCGCGGTGCGGACCAAGGCCCAGGTGATTGTGATCGACAACGCGAGCGACGTGTTCGCGGACAACGAAAACGACAGGACGGCGGTGCGCGGGTTCATGCGAGCCTTGAACCTGATCGCGAACGTCACGCGGGCCGCGGTGCTGTTGCTGGCGCACGTGGACAAGGCAAGCGTGCGATCGGGTGCCGGCCTTGACTCGATGACGACGTTTAGCGGGTCGACCGCCTGGAACAACAGCGCGCGCTCACGCTGGGCGATGTACCGCGACGACCAGGCGGTGGTGCTGCGGCATGAGAAGTGCAACCTGGGCCCGCTGCAGGAAGAGCTGCAGCTCGAGTTCGACGCGGCCAGCAGGACCTTTAAGCGCTACGGAACGATCCCAGGCAGCGCCTTTGCGGCCAGAATGGTGCGGCAATCACAACGCGAGGCGATTTTGCAAATGATCAGCAAAGCGCTTGAGCGTGGCGTCAATTTGTCGATGAAGCCGCGCGCCAGCAACAACGTCTACTTGATGCTCGAGCAGGACCCTGACTATCCGGCACGTTTAGATCGCAAGGGGTTTTTTGTACACCTGCGCGATTTAGAGGCCGAGGCGCTAATCAAGGAAGAGAAGTACCGACTACCCAACCGCTCTGACGGTATGCGCCTGGTGCTGACTGATGCCGGGCGCGCACAACTGGAGAAGCAAGCATGAAGTTCACCTATCTGCCCCGCTATGAGGTTCATGACGACCAAGGCTTGGTGCGCAGGTTCGACAGCAAAGACGAGGCACAGCGCTTTACGCGCGCCGACCAATCACTGGTTCTTAAACGCACGCAGCAACAGCCGCGCAGGCGGCAGCTGCACAACTTTCTGAGGAGTTTGCCCAATGCACCTTACTGATCGAGACATGACGGTGGTTGCTGGTAGAAACGCTGGCGTGGAGTACCGCCGCTTTGTGCGCGACCTTGAGCTCGGTGAAGAGTTTGTGCTGGCCGCCACGCTGAAGCGCTATAAGCTGATCGAGAAACGCCGCACGCCAGGATGGACCGGCACCTGGTACTACTGCAAACGCGCAGACACGGGCAACGTCGAGCGCATCGAGCACAGCAGGCGTGTAATCAAAGCTGAGGGAGGTGTTCCTAAATTGTAGTAAAACTATGGTAGATAGAGCACCATCTCACGTGTCGGGGCTATGGTGTGAAAATCGTATCGGATGAAGATTTCATCAAGCTCTGGAGGACTGTAGGCAGCCCTGGGCTGGTTGCCAAAGAGCTGGGCGTCAGCGACCGCAACATCATGATCCGACGCCGGGCCATTGAAAACCGGCACGGCATCTCCTTACCGACGCACAACGACCAGCGGTTCTTGGCTTCCGTCAAGATGACCCACGGCCACGACAAGGTCCGCAGCATCGCCGAAATCGTCGGCAGCGTTGTGATCTTTAGCGACGCGCACTACATGCCAGGCGAAGCCTCGCTCGGGCATCAGGCGATGCTGAAGGTAATCAAGCTCATTAAGCCGGTGCTCATCATTGCCAACGGCGACATTCTGGACGGTGGCTCGATCCACGCGCACAGCCCGATCGGCTGGGAGAGCGGCAAGCCGACGCTTCGGCAAGAGCTCGATGCCGTCATTGAGCGCTTGGACGAGATCCGCAAGGCCACCAAAGGCATGGGCACGATCCTGCACCGCACGATCGGCAACCACGACATTAGATTTGACAAACGCTTGTCAGCGCAAGTGCCCGAGTACAAAGACATCGGCGGCACGCAGCTTAAAGACCACCTGCCCGAGTGGTCGACGAGCTGGAGCGTGATGATCAACAACAGCACGATGGTCAAGCACCGGCTGCACTCAGGCATTCACAGCACTTATAACAACGTGCTGCGCAGCGGCCTGACAGCGATGGTGTGCGGGCACACGCACCAGCTTGAAGTCCGACCCATCGGTGACTACACCGGCCGCAAGTGGGGCGTCGCGACCGGGATGTTGGCCGACCCAACAGACAGCAGGCCGTTCCTGTACACCGAGGACGCGCCCACCTTCTGGTGTCAAGGCTTTGCGGTCTTGACCTATGACGAGCGCGGCCTCAGGCCGCCCGAGCTGTGCGAAGTGATCGATCGCGTGGCGTACTTTCGAGGATCAATCATTAACTAAAGGAGCTGATATGGACAATGCGTATGTGACGATTGACTTGGACGAGCATGAGGCAGAACAAATCCGCGATTGGCTGGAAGAGCAGCCCATCGCGTCCGGCCTGGGAAACCTTTACGACCGCTTGATTGAGGCGATCGACGAGAAAGAAGAAGAAGACAGCAAGTAAGCGCGCCGACGCGTGTTTACGAGGCCGCCGCAAGGCGGCTTTTTTGTGCCCGCTTGGTGGCCTGCACGCGGTGCACTCGGTGCGCACGCGGTACCAGGTGCGGACTGGGTGCAGCCTGGCTGCCTAGACGACGGGCCCCCACCCAAAGGGGGGGCCGTCTAGGCCTGCTGCACGCGGTGCACGCACTCGGTCTGATAGGGGTGTGGGGGGAACCGAGTGCGCTGACCGAGTGCAGGGTCTGAGGGGGGTCGGGATGGCGCACGCGGTCGCGTTGTGCGAGAATTGATTGAATGCAAATGCGATGCGAAAGGAGCAACGTGGAGGTCGCTGAGGCTGTTGTCGAGGGGGCCGCGAAACCCGCGGATAAGAGGCGGGTGGCGGTCAGCCCGCTGAACGGGGCCGAGTTGCCGCTGGGGCGGCATAAGGGCGTGCCGAACCGCGTCACCGTGACGGTGAAGCAGGCGATCGAGCGGGCGATCCAGCCAGGGGAGTGCCACCCGCAGGGGCTGGCAGGATGGCTGGTCGAGCGCGCCAAGGGCTCGCTGGGCGACCGGCAGATCTTTGCGTCGGTGGTCAACAAGTTCGTGCCGGTGCAGCTGAACGCGCACGTCGACGGCGGCATCAAGCTCGAGCTCGGCTGGCTCGGCGGCCGGCAGATTGGCACAAGCGTGTCACAACTGCAGCACGCGCCTACGCAAGTGCTTGACTTGCAACGAGAAAAAGACGGTAGCTACCGGATTGTTGATCCGCAGCCGGTGGCACAGGGGGCTGGCCAGGCGCCGGCAGCGGGGGTGGCGGCCGCCGCGGACCCCCATCCCCCCTCGAGGCCGGCGCGGGGGGCCGGGCCGGAGCAGGGGCCCCCCCAAAATTTTCAGTAGCCCGTGCAGACCTTTTGCGAAAACCGCAAATGCCCGCAAACCGGTTAAAAACGGCCCAGTATCGACGATCGCAAAAACTGGTGTCTTGGCACAAACAAGGTCAAAAAAACGCATCAGAAGGCCCGTAGATGAGCCACGACACCCTTAGCGCGACATTAACCGAGCGCGGAAGCCGATATGGGCTGTTTTTGCACCACGCCGAAGTCACGCAGACCCTCAAGGCGACGATCCGCCAGCAGCTGGCGGCGCGCGAGAAGACGTTGTCCTTCGACCAGGTCGAGGCGCTTGAGATGATCTGCCACAAGATCGGTCGCATAGTGAACGGCGACCCCGACTATGCTGACAGTTGGGTCGACATTGCCGGCTACGCCAAGCTGGTTGCAGACAGGTTGAACGGGATCACGCGTTGAACCTGCAGGAGTACCAGCCGAGGGCGATTTTTTTGCCTTTGCACAACCGCAAGGCGCGCTGGTCGGTGGTGGTCGCGCATCGTCGTGCCGGCAAGACGGTCGCAATGTGCGTTGACTTGGTCCTGGGCGCGCTCGAGACAGCGCTGCCCAAGCCGCAGTTCGCGTACCTGGCGCCGCAGCGCGACCAGGCCAAGCGCGTCGCGTGGGGTTACTTGAAGGACTTGACCAAGTCGTTCTGGAGCAAGCCACCCAACGAGTCGGAGCTCAAGATTACGATTTACAACGGCCACAAGGGCGAGTCAACAATTTATGTGGCCGGCGCCGACAACTACGACGCGCTGCGCGGGATGTATTTTGACGGCGCGGTGCTTGACGAGGTTGGCGACATGCGCCCGTCTGCCTGGTACACGGTGATTCGGCCGGCGCTAAGCGACCGGATTGGGTGGGCGATTTTTGCGGGCACTCCGCGCGGCAAGAATTTGTTTTGGAATTTGAGGGAGGAGGCGCGCTTAAACCCTCAGACGCACTTGCTCATCGAGCTGCCGGCCTCTAAGACCAACATCATCCATGCCGATGAGCTGCGCGACGCGAAGGCGCAGATGACCGAGGAGGCCTACGCGACCGAGTACGAGTGCAGCTTTGACGCCGCGGTGCCGGGCGCGTACTACGCGAAGCAGATCGGCGAGGCTTACGACCAGGGCCGCGTCGGCAGGCACCCGATCGACCAGGCGTTCCCGGTCAACCTGGCCGCCGACCTGGGCTACACCGACAGCTGCAGCTGGTGGGGCTGGCAGGAGACCTACGACGGGCTGCGCGTGGTGGACTTTTACGAGGCCGACAATCAACCCATCCAGCACTACATCGACTGGATCAAGAGCCGGCCGTACCTGGTCAACCCGAGGGGCATTTTCTTGCCGCACGACGCCAAGGCAAAGAGCTTGCAGACCGGCAAGTCGATCATCGAGCAGTTCTTGGCGGCCGGCATTCGGCCCAACATTGTCCCGGAGATGAGCCTGCAAGACGGCATTGAGGCGGCGCGGCTAATCTTGCCGCGGTGCTGGTTTGACGAGGAGGCTTGCTACGACGGCATTGAGCACTTGCGTGCGTACATGCGCGAGTTTGATGAAAAAACGCAGACCTACCGCAGCAGGCCGCGTCACGACCAGCACTCGCACGCCGCGGACGCGTTTCGGTATCTGGCGCTTGCTGCGCGCACAGTGGTGTCAAAATCTCATCGACAGCATAAAATGACATCAATTGTCAAGCCTGGCGCGCATTACGCGTTTGCGCTCAACGACATTTGGGATACGGCGCCGACACTTGAAACGAGGGTAGGCTGATGGCATACGAAGCGACGATTACCAGCGCAGCAGACTTTGAAAGCACGCCGATTGGGTTGGCGCAGCGTTGGGCGACTGAGATCAAGGCCGCCGAGCAAGAGCTAACCAAATTTCATGACGACGCCGCCAAGATTGTGCACCGCTACCTTGACCGGCGCGATGACTGGGGCAAGGACGAGTCAAAGGTCAATTTGTTTTGGTCCACGACCAAAGTCTTGTTGTCGATGCTCTATGCGCGGCCGCCGAAAGCGGATGTTTCAAGGACTTATCAGGATTACGAGGATGACCTGGCGCGCGTGGCCGGCACCATTTTGCAGCGCCTGCTCAACCGCGGCTTTGATGAAAACGTCAGTCAGTGGGATGCATCGGTAAGGCAGGGCATTGAGGACTGGCTGGTCGTTGGCCTGGGTCAGATCTGGCTGCGCTACGAGGTTAAAACTGAGTCGTATGTTGTCCCGGCGCAGATTGACCCGCTTACAGGGCTTGAACTCGCCCCGGAGCAGGAGGCCGAGCGCATTGTGGATGAAGACGCGCCGTGCGACTACATCCATTGGCGCGATTTTTTTTGGTCGCCTGCGCGCACCTGGGCCGAAATTCGTTGGGTTGCGCGGCGCGTGTATTTAACAAAAGACCAGTTGACCAAGCGCTTTGGCGAAGAGATTACCAACGTCATCCCGTTAAAAAAATCAAAGCAAAACACAACGCAAGACGACGCGCCAAAATACGACCCTTGGAACAAAGCGCAGGTTTTTGAGATTTGGTGCAAAGAAAACAAGAAAGTTTACTGGTACGCCGACGGCGCCGACGTGATTCTGGACGTCAAAGACGATCCGCTGCAGCTCGATGGGTTTTTCCCATGCCCTAAGCCGGTCGCGGCCAACGTGACGTCGAGCAACTTTATGCCCCGCGCGGACTACATTTTTGCGCAGGACCAGTTTAATGAGCTCGATGAAATTAACACGCGAATCACTTGGCTGACGCGCGCTGCTAAAGTTGTCGGGGTTTACGACAAAGCGGCCGAAGGCGTGCAGCGCATGTTTAACCAGGCTGCAGAAAATCAACTTATCCCGGTCGACAACTGGGCGCTTTTCAGCGAAAAGGGCGGGATCAAGGGCCAGGTGGACTGGGTGCCGATCGACCAGGTGGTCAACGCCATCAACCAGCTGCGCCAGTACCGCCAGGACAAGGTTATGCAGATCTACGAGGTCCTGGGCATCAGCGACGTCATGCGTGGCAGCTCAAGGGCGAGCGAGACCGCGACGGCGCAGCAGATCAAGGCCCAGTTCGGCAGCACCCGGATTCAGCTGATGCAGTTCTACATCGCCGAGTGGATCAGCCACGCGCTGCGGATCAAGGCCGAGATCATCTGTAAGCACTGGCAGCCGGAAACGATTGTTCGGCGCAGCAACATCGAGCGCACTCCTGATGCGCAGCTTGCGCAGCAGGCGATCATGCTGCTCAAGGACGAGGAGATGGCCGAGTACCGGGTGACGGTGGAGGCTGACTCGATGGCGGCGCTGGACTGGGCCGCCGAGCGCGACGCCGCGGTGCAGTTTATGCAGGGCCTGGGCGCGTTTATCAGCCAGGTGGCGCCGATGGCTCAGCAGGTGCCTGGTGCGGCGCCGGTGCTGCTCAGTCTGCTGCAGTGGAGCGTTAGCAAGTTCCGCGTCAGCACCCAGATCGAGTCGATCCTGGACCAGGCAATCAGTGGCCTCAAGCAGCAGGGCATTCAGCCGCCGGGACCAACCCCGCTGCAGGAGGCTCAAGTTGCTGAAAAGCAGGCCGGCGCCAAGGAGCGGATGGCCAAGGCCGCAAACACCGAGATGGACGCGCGCATGAAGGCAATGCAGCTTGAGATGCTGCAACCGCAGCCCGCGCTGCCGCCTGCTGCGCCACTTATGCCGCCCGTGCAGGGCCCAATGCCACCGATGCAGTGAGGTAGACATGCCAAGCAAAACACCCGCTCAGGCGCGCCTAATGGCCGCTGCCGCAAACAACCCCAAGGTTGCAACAAAAACAGGCGTGCCGCAGTCGGTCGCGCGTGAATACAACAAGGCCGACAAGGGGACTCAGATGCTGAAGCAAGCAATGCAAGCCAAGGCTTTGCGAAAACAGTATTGATTTTTGTAAAAAAAGTGGCGTAAACAATGGAAGCGCAAGACATTATTGAAGCTTTACGCAATCGAGCCCGCAAATTTGTTTCGCTTGATACGCCAAAGGACTCTGATTTAGCTGACTTGGCGATTGACGTTGGTGCAGGGTTCCTGCCTGTCATTGGGACTGCGCAGGCCGGCCGCGATTTTGAGCGCGCCCGACGCGAGGACGACTGGCTTGGCATGGGTTTGTCAAGCCTTGGCGCTTTGCCACTCATCGGTGGCGTGGCGCAAGGGGCTAACCGGGCTCGCAAGGCGAAGAAGGCTGTCGGTACGGTGTTTGATGACGTCACTGATTACGACGAGGCGCTACGCATGGCGCTGCGTGGCGAACACCTGAAGCGCACGCCAGAGGGCAAGTACGTTGGTGCGCCTGCAGACGTAGACAGCCCGCAAAAGCTCGCTCGCAACCGCATGGCTGCGTTGCGCAAGGTTGAGGAGGGCGCGTTCAATGCCAACTGGTATGACCGCGCAAGAAATGCGGGAAGCGACGTGTCTGGGTATTCGCCTACTTTTCACGGCTACGGCACGCAAACGCCCGAGGGGCGCATGGCGAGCTTGTTTGCTCGAAGTGGTGCGGCGTACAGCCCTCAAGCCACGCCCGAAATGGAAGTTGGCGCCATGCTGCGTCAGCACAATGCCAAGGTGCTGCGCGGCGAGGACGTCGCGCCGCGTACTGGATCGCAGGCGCGCAACGTGGCCAACGCCTACGCGCCGAACCCCGCGGGTGGCTACATCATCGACCCGGCAAGGATTCGTCTTGGAAAAAAGACCGGCCCATACGCTGATGCCAAAGACCCTACGATTGCGCCAGAGTCTTTGTACAAGACCGCCAACGACATTTGGCACGGCCGCGTCATGGGGTACGGAGACAACTTCAGCCGCGGGTTTACGCCGCAAGAGCACGGCTTTTTGACGGGCGAAAACCTAGTGTTGGCCAATGACGCGCAACGTCGAGGTTTTGGCGCCAATGTGCTGCCCGAAGGATATCAATGGAACCCCAGGTCGGCTCAGGCCTCGACTTGGGGGGCGCAGCGCTTGACGTCGTATCAGAAAGAGTATGACCAAGCGGTGCGCAAAGCGCTGCGCGAAGGCAAAAAGCCGCCGCCAGCGCCTACGCAAGAACAGCTGCTTGCCCGAGCAAGTTACGGAATCGACAGTGCAGTGCCGCGCTACACGGCTAACGACACGTTTGAGTTTGTCACCGGTGAAAATACCGGGCATTTGGCTGGGCTCAATCGAGCCGACGACGCCACCCGGCGCGCGTACACGGACGACATGGGCGAAGCGTATTTGCGCACGCCAAGCGGCGCTATGCGCGACCCAATTTACGATTCATTTCAAATGTTTCAGCGTAATGCATTACCCACCGAGGGCGTTTACGTAAACAGCGCCGGCGTCGTGGAGCGCAACCCTGGTTTTACGTCACGCCCACTTGTGTCGGTGCGCTCCTCTGAACTTGGCACGACAGCAAAAGGCAAGCCCCGCCGCGGCGGTCCTGAAATGCTACCGGAGGACGAAAACGCGATGCGCGTTGCAGGGCAGTTGCGCGGCTTGTTGACTGCTCAGGAAGCTACCGGCAGAAACAAGTTCACGCCCGCTAACCAAGCCATGAAGGCAAGCGAAAAAACTGGCGTGCGCTATACAGGAAACGACCTTGAGGTGGCGCGACAAGCGTTTGAAGCCAAGGGGTTAGATGTCGTCCAAGTAGGCGACGCTTTGCACGTTGGCAAATTTCCTGGCGACGATAACAAGCCGGTGATGGCGGCTGCTGACATTCAAAAACTGGCTAAGTCAGCTGCTACGCAGCTTTCAGGAAATGCGGTACCAGGGCGCTGGGAAACAGGCTTGGAGTTTACCCCCTGGACGAAAGAGCAAGGCACCGGACAGACTACGCGCCAAGTGCTCGAGACCCTGACGAACGACCCCAAGTATTACGTGCAAGACGCTGCCAAGCGCATTGACGCCGGGCGTTTGCCAAAAGCCGCCGGCGTGATGAACGAGATCGATGCGGCTTTAAGCAAAAAAACAGGAATGCCTGTGCGCGAAGACCTGATGAAGCTGCGCGACATGCTTTCCAAACAAGGCCTGCAGGGCGTTATCGACTACGTCAAGAAGACCGGCGGCGTGGGGCTGCCTGCAATCGCTCTTGTACCGTCACTTTCTTACCTTGCTGAACAGCAAGGCGATCGCGAGCAGTGATAGCTACGCCGGGCGAGTTGCGCTGTTCGTGCCAAAAAAGGCGCTCTTCGCCTGGCGTAAGGTAGGTGTACCAGGTGCAATTACCAATCTTTTTTGCGGGCATAGTTTTCTCCTTTCATGATGAGTTTATCACACCGTGAGCTGCCGCCGCTACATTCAACGCAGAGAGCCACCTTACGACTTGATCGAGGTCTCAGAGCACTTCCAACCGGCGCTGCCGACCGATTCCGGCGCCCTGTGGGGCGATTCTTCCTACGACGGGATGCGCGCCACCGACGGCACGGACATTAGCACCAGGTCCAAGCACCGCGAGTACATGAGGGCCAACAACCTGACCACGATGGATGACTACAAGGAGACCTGGTCAAAGGCCAAGGCGCAGCGCGAGCTTTACCGCCAGCACGGTGGCACCTTTACACGACGCGACGTAGATCGTGCAATTTACGAACTTCAGCACAGGTAATACACATGGACCAGCCCACAACCTCCTTGCGCGACACTCTTGAAGCTGCGGTTGTTGCGTCAGACTCTGCAGTCGAAAGCTCGCCTGCGCCAAGCGCTGAGCCGACACAGCCAGACCTGAACCTTCCTGCGCCAGAAGCGGGCGGCGTTAACCTTGACGCGCTAGCAGAAGGTCAACAGCCCGACAAGCCTCCGCGCGAGCGTGACGAGCAAGGCAAGTTCAAGCCTAAAGCCGAGGGCATCCAGCCAGGTCCTAAGCCGGGGCCCAAGCCCCAAGGCGAGCGCGCGCCGGCAAGCTGGCGCCCTGACGTCCGAGAGCACTGGGCGCAGCTGCCCGAGCCAGTACGGGCAGAGGTCCACCGGCGCGAGGTCGAGGTGCAGCGCACCCTGCAGGAGTCGGCCGAGGCCCGCAAGGCTTACGACGCGGTGATGCGAACGATTCAGCCCTACGAGGCGTTCATCAAGGCGGAGAACAGCAACCCGCTGCAGGCCATTGACAACCTCATGAGCACTGCAGCGCGCTTGCGCACCGGCACCGCGCCCGAACTTGCGCAAATGGTTGCCGGCATTGTTCGGCAGTTTGGGGTTGGTCGGTTTGGCAACACGTTTATAGAGCAGCTTGACGCTGCGCTAGCCGGCCAAGCGCTGCCAGTTGATCCGCAGCAAGCTGCGCTGCACCATGCTTTAGATCAACGCCTGGCGCCTGTGCAGAACATGCTCAACCAGTTTCAGCAGGCGCAGCTGGCGCAGCAGCAGCGGGTCAGCGAGGAGGCGCAAAACACGGTTGCGCAGTTTCTTGAGCGTGCAGAGTTTGGGCAAGACGTTCGCGAAGAAATGGCCGACTTGCTTGAGGTCGCCCAGCGCCGCGGCCAAACTTTGACCTTGGCCGATGCGTACAAAAAAGCGTGCCTGGCCAACGATCGTGTCCGGGCCGTGCTTGGCCAGCGCTTTAAGGCGCAACACGCGCAAACAAGCACGACGGCGGCGCAGCGCGCGCGCTCCACCGCGGTGCAGGTGTCTGGGGCGCCGCCAATGCAGGACATGCGTCAAGAATCGAACGACGTGCGTTCAGCCATCGAAGCAGCCATTGCGATGAACTCAAGATGATGTATACTTGGCATCAATGAGGGTCTAACCCTCGCGGTGTGCCCAAGCACTCCAGCCACCGAAACTCCCAGGAGACACTCTGTGTCCCACCTGCGACCTGCGGACTGAGAACCGTTGCGTTGGCGCATCTGACAAGGCGGCCGCAAGGCCATTACCAATTCAGATGGAGTTTTTATCATGGCATTTCCAAATGTATCGGACATCGTCGCCACGACGATTCAAAACCGTTCGCGGGCCATTGCGGACAACGTGACAAAAAACAATGCGCTTTTGTCGCGTCTTAATCAGCGTGGCAACATTAGAACCATCTCCGGCGGCAACACCATCTTGGAAGAGCTTTCGTTTGCAGAAAACGCAAATGGCGGCTTTTACAGTGGCTATGACTTGTTGCCTGTAGCTGCGCAAGACGTCATTAGCGCGGCTGAATTTCAAATTAAGCAGTTTGCAGTTCCGGTCGTTATGAGCGGCCTGGAAATGCTGCAAAACTCTGGCAAGGAGGCGTTAATTGACTTGATGGAGTCGCGCCTTAATGTTGCCGAAGCTACGATGGCAAACAAGCTTGCGCAATCCATTTATTCCAACGGCACAGGTAGCGGCGGCAAAGAAATTACAGGCTTGGACGCAGCCGTTCCTTCAGCCAATACAACGGGAACATACGGAGGCATTGATCGCGTGACTTGGACGTTTTGGCGTTCGCAGCTTTACGATTTTAGTGTGAACGGTGTATCGTCGACGCCAACTGGAGCACAAATGCAAACAGGGCTCAACACCTTGTGGGGTTCGTGCACGCGAGGCGCAGATCGACCAGATTTGATTGTCTTGGATGCAGTGTATTGGGGTATTTATATGTCGTCGTTGCAAGCCATTCAGCGCTTTACAAGCCCCGACACGGCCAACCTTGGTTTTCCAAGCATTAAATTTATGGATGCTGACGTGGTGTTGGACGGAGGCATTGGCGGATATTGCCCAGCGTCAACAGGTTTTATGTTGAACACCAAGTATTTGAAATGGCGGCCGCACGCGCAGCGCAACATGGTGGCACTGTCGCCCAACCGACGGTATGCAATCAATCAGGATGCAGAAGTTCAAATCCTTGCTTGGGCCGGCAACCTCACCAGCTGTGGCGCTCAATTCCAAGGTCGCATTATCCCTTGATTGTGCGTGGCCTGTCGTGGGCCTTTTTTCCTGGGCGGCGCAAGCTGCTCAGGTTTTTTGATTCAATTTTGGAGGTTTGTATATGGCTCAAGCAACAATTGGCATCGCCAAAGCTGATGTCACCGCATCAACCGCGACGGCTCAGTTTCGGCTCGGCACCATCGGTGGTTACGACGATCCTAGCAATGGCTACCAGGAATTTGTGTACGGCCGCGCCGACGGAGCAATCACGGCTGCGGGATATTTGTGCGTGGAGGCCACTGGCTTTGATTTTGCAATGGCTAGCACCACCAACACGGCAGCAGGCAGCCAAGGGCACGGCTCGCGGTGCGGTGCGGCTCAGGCTGCGCTGGCGGACAACGAGTACGGCTGGTTTCAGATCTACGGCAAAGGGTCGCTCCGCACGCTGGCCTCTGCAGCCAAAGGCACGCGTCTGAACAGCACTGGTACCGCTGGTGCTGTCGATGATGACGGTACGGCAGGTGCTGAAGTCATCGAGGGATTGGTGCTTGGCACCGCCACCGGCAGCTCTGCAGCCACGAACGCGGATGCGATCTTTTCGTACCCGACGGTCGGCGCAACGCTTTAATTTGAAATGCCGGGGCGCAAGCCCCGGTCTGTTTGGCAAAAAAAGGAAACGCATGGACACCACGACCCCAACGGTTTTTGACGAGCCGCACATACTAAGCACGCCGGATGAGTCGCGTTTTGCAATGGATCATCGGCTTTACATTGAATTTTTTCGTCAGCCAATTCTTAACACTCTTAAAAGCAAAGAGGCTGGGCGCGCAGTGTATGAAGAGCGTGATTTTGTGCGCATCTTTGTGCCGGGCGACAAAACAACGGTGTGCGTTGAACCATTGCACGCGATTAATTTGATGCGTTTCAAGTCGCGGTACGAGGCTTGGAAAGCGGGTCAAACCGAGGCGGTGACCGGCACGCCACTGTCGTCGTTGCCGGCCATGACGCCCGTCAAAATTGAAGAATACAAATTTTTTAAGATTGTTACCGTTGAGCAGCTTGCCGAGGCAAACGACAACCTGGGGCAAAAGTTTATGAGCTTCCAGGCGGACAAGGCGCGCGCGAAAGCTTTTTTGCAAGTGGCGGCCAACAACGCTCCAATTGAGGCGATGCACGCTGAGCTGCAAAAGCGCGATGCCGAAATCGAAAACCTAAAAACCATTGTTGAGGCTTTGCAAGTGCGCAGCAAGACCAAGCCGGCTGCCGAAGCAGTTGAAACCTAGGCAAAAACATGCCGTTCGTAGTCGTTAACGAATCAACGCTGTTGGCAATTGTTCAAAATGTTGCCGCAATGGTTGGGTTTCCGGTGCCTGCCGACCCCGCGGGCAGCACCGACCCGGCCGTGGCGCAAATGGTGCAATCGGCCAACATGGCAGGCATTGAACTTTTGACGATGTACGATTGGCAGGAATTGGTTAAAAACCATACGTTGTCAATTCAAGCAGATAATGTCGGGCAAAAAGAAAAGTCGTTTAGTTTGCCAACTGATTTTTTTGATTGGATTGATCAAACCAACTGGAACGCAACCACGCAATTTCCTAGCTTAGGGCCTGTGTCTCCGCAGATGTGGCAGCAGCTGCTGATTCGCACCACGTTGCCAACTTTGTCGTTTTATTGGCAAGTGCGTGACAATAAAATTTATGTGTTGGCGCCGCCTAACGCTCCGCAAATCATGAATTTTTACTATCTGTCGCAGGCGTGGGTGCAAGACCAAGACGATGCGACAACTACTAAAAACCGTTTGACTAAAAATGGCGACGTGGCGTTGTTGGATGCCACACTGATTACCTTATACACGCGCACCAAATGGCTCGAAATGAAAGGTCTTGACAGTGCTGCAGCGATGCGTGATTTTCAAATTGCGTTTGAAAACCGCAAAAACGCAGAAAAAGGCGCACCTGTGCTGTCGATGGCGCGCGACTTTCGTTTTCCGTACCTTCAACCGCTAATTAACACGCCTGACACTGGGTATGGGGTTTGATCGTGCCGCTGGTGCCACTTGCGACCTTTAGAACACCTCGAAGGGCAGCTGCTGCGCAGGTTGCGCAGTCGTTCATTGTCCCTGCGCCAACGGGCGGCTTAAACTATCGCGATCCCATTGTTGCAATGCAACCGACTGATGCGGTGGTGTTGAACAACATGATTCCAAAGCAACAAGGCGTCGAGTTGCGTAAGGGCTGGCAGGAGTTTTCGGACGCAATCAACATTGGCGGAAACCCGCAATCGGCAGAGTCGGTGTTTCAATACCGAGCGCCAAACTCAGCAAACAATAAAATTTTTATGGCGACGGCTGGCAACATTTACGACATTACGGCCGGTGGAACGCCTGTGCTTGTCGTGAGCGGCACAGGCAGCAACGCGAACGATTGGTGGACGACGCAATTTTCAACGGTTGCAGATACGTTTTTGCTGGCGGTTTCGCCAGGCGCAGGATACTGGACTTATTCAACGGCAACGGGGTGGTTAGATCGAACTGCGTCAACTACCAATTTGCCAAACACCGTGCGCACTGTGGCGGTGTGGAAAAGGCGCGTGTGGTTCACAGCAGATGATGCGCGTGTTTATTATCTTAACAGTGTTGACGTGATCACAAACACATGTACGGCATTTCCGATGGGCGCCATGTTGCGTAACGGCGGCTATGTATCGGCGCTTGTCAACTGGACGCTGGATGCTGGAATTGGCATTGACGACTATTTGGTGGCTATTGGCAGTGAAGGCGATGTTGCGGTGTGGGAAGGCAGTGACCCGAGCAATGCCTCATTATTTGCGTTGAAAGGTTGTTGGTACGTCGGGCCAGTACCTAAGCATGGTAGCTATTTTACGCAGCTGGGCGGCGACGTCATGATTGTCAGCGAGCTTGGCCTTGTGCCCATGTCGCGCTTGATTAACGGATCGTACAGTGTCGACAATCAAAACGCTGGGCCTGCTATAAAAATACAATCTGTTTTTGCCCCATTTGTACGGCGATTGAAAAACGAAAAGTTTTTTAATGTTTTTGTTGTGCCAAATTCAGAAGTTTTGGTAATTTCCTTGCCGGTTGACAACGGCTATTATCGTCAATTTGCGATGAACATTTCCACCGGTGCGTGGTGTCAATTTGCAAATTTTCCAATTCGCAGCGCTGCAGCAATTGGTGGCGAACTGTATTTTGGGAAGTCGGACGGCACGGTGTGCCGCGGCTTGTATGGGCAACGCGATGGAGTGGCACAAGACGGCAGTGGCGGTACGTTTCCCGTTGGTGAAATTCAATGTGCTTACAATGCTTTTAATACGCCTGCGCAATTGAAAAAGTTTTGTTTGGCACGCAATATCTTTTTTGCGTCTGCTGCGCCAAGCGTCAACACAAATGTCAACATCCAATATTTTACGCAGGACACCTCGGGTGCGCCATCGTTCAACACAACAAATGTGGTTTTGTGGAACTCAGGTATTTGGAATGTTGCTGTTTGGGTGTCTGAAAACAATTTTGAATCATGGCACGGTGTAAACGGGCTGGGGTATTATGGTTCGCTGCGTATTAAATTGACGGGTATTCCAGGGTTAACTTTTTTGTCATCGCATCTGTTGTGTGAAACGGGTGGAGTGATGTAATGAGCACGTCCGTAAATCCGTTGGTTGGGTTTTTAAGAACGGGTAATTCGCCAAGCGAAAAAGAATTGCCGCCAATTGTTGATGAATTGCCCCGCGTTGTTGTGCCCGACGACTATCAAAGCGAAGTCATTCGCCAACTGCGTTTAGCGAATCAAGACGCGTTGACCGTCAACCCTGGCGTGCGTTTGTTGCCAAACAATCCCAACTCCACGCGTGTTCTCGATTTTGATAAACCTGTACCAAGGGGCCTTTCAGATCGGCCCCAAGTCTTGCGGATGCCTGAAACGGTGCGTCCACCACCTCCACCTCCACCGCCTCC